AGCAAGCCCTGTAACAAAGACTAACTTTGTTGAGCCAGGTGGAACACAGATTCAAGTTGGTTCTGCTACAAACTCAGGTGCTGAAGCTTATGATCCTGACAAACTAGTTACTGCATTCTATGATGCTGCAGCTGCACTAGACGAGAAGGGTGTAAGTACCGAAGGTCGTGTAGCGGTTATCAACCCACGTCAGTACTATGCACTAATCAAAGGTCTAGATGGATCAGGTATCGGTGCTTACTTAGTAAACAGAGATGAGCAAGGAGATGCACTACAATCAGGTAGAGGTGTCTATGAGATTGCTGGTATCAAGATTTACAAGTCAATGAACATACCATTCTTCGGTAAGTTCGGTACTAAGTATGGCTCTGCTTCTGCTACTGCTCCTGGTACAACTGATCCTGGTAACACAGGTTCATTCGTTGGTAACGCTATGGGCGATCAGCACAATGACACAGTAAATGACTACGGACAGGAAGCTAAGTTCAACAACTCTTGTGGACTTATATTCCAGAAAGAAGCTGCTGGTGTTGTTGAAGCAATCGGACCTCAAGTTCAAGTTACATCAGGTGATGTTTCAGTCATCTACCAAGGAGATGTGATACTCGGACGTTTAGCAATGGGTGCTGACTATCTAAACCCTGCTGCTGCTGTTGAGTTGTTCTGTGGAACAAACACAAAGCCTGCTGCATTCGGTTAATGTACATATGGGGAGTTCTCACGCTCCCCTTTTTCTTTATATAATTTTATGGCTTCCACGACAATTGATAACGAGACCGAACTCTCCGCTGTAAATGCAATCTTGGGAGCTATTGGTCAATCTCCAGTAACAAGTATTAATAAGACTAATCCAGAAATAGGATTTATATATAATTTATTAAGAGATGCTAATGTTGACTTACAGAATGAAGGTTGGCACTTTAATACAGAGAGACATGTGAAATATACACCAGACTCTAACAATAAAATAGCTGTTGGTAATGATGTTCTAAAGATGGATGTTACTGATGGTTGGGCTAAGAGACATTACGATGTAGTAAAGAGGAATGGTTTTCTATATGATAAGTATGATCATACAGATGATTGGTCTGAATTAACAGATGGTATAGATTTAGATATAGTTAGACTAATTAGCTATGAAGATCTACCTGAAGTATTTAAAAGATATATAATATATAAAGCTGCAGTAAGAGCTGCTACACAATTAGTAGGAAACCCACAGTTAGCTCAATTATTAGCTCAACAAGAAGCTTTACAAAGAGCTGCTATTATGGAGTATGAGTGTAATCAAGGTAATCATACTATGTTTAGTTTACCTGAAGATAGCACCTACAATGCGTATCAACCTTGGAGGTCGCTAGGTAGGTAATGGCTTCAGTAACACAAACAATAGATACATACTATGCTGGTATGTCTCAACAACCAGATCTAAAGAAGTTCCCTGGTCAACTTACAGATATCGAAAATGCTATACCTGATATAGTAGAAGGATTATATAAGAGACCTGGCACTAAACGTATAGGAACTGCACCATTAACTAATGTACAAAGTAATGGTTCATGGTTTCATTACTATAGAGATGAAACAGAAGGTTCTTATATAGGTCAAGTAGCTAGTGATGGTAAGGTAAGGATATGGAAGTGTAGTGATGGTACTGAAAAGAATGTATGGTATCATACAGATAACGCTGCATATAATGGTAGTAACTCTGATCATACATCTATTACATCTTATTTAACTCCTAGCAGTGCTACAGCTGTAGAAGATATACAAGCATTAACTATTAATGATACAACTTATCTAAATAATAGAACTAAAACTGTAGGTACCACAGGTACTACTCCTACTAGAGAGCATACTCATTATGCTTTCATTGACTTATTAAGAACAGAAAATGGAAGACAGTATGGTTTAAATATATATGCTAATGAAACAGCAAGTACATTAAAGACGGCTACAAGGGTAAAGATTCAAAGTGATAACGTACCTAGTGCTCAAACTGCTGGTCATGGTCACTGTCCTGCTATTGGTAATGAGGTATTCAAAGTTAACCATGCAAGTAATGGAGCTACAAATCTAATATTCAGATTAGAAACAAGAGGAGCTTCAACTACATTTGTACAAGGAGATGGTGGTACAGATGATAATTCTGATTTCTCTTGTATCTACAATAAAGATATAACACTTTTACATGGTGGAGAAGGGTGGTCAGTAAATGATACAGTGTCAGTAACTCTATCTGGTTATAGCTATACAATTGTAATTACAGCTGCTGAATCATTATCAGTAAAAGGTAATATAGGAGGTGGTAATAATGGTATAATTAGACCAGAACCAACACCTTTTGATGCAGACACTGCTGTATCTTCTGATTCAATTTTAGGTGGTATAACTACAGGAATCTCAGGAATGAGTGGTTCTGCAAGTATCACTACCCAAATTATAGGTAATAGTATATATCTACATTCTTCTAGTGATTTTAATGTAGAAGTAGTAGATAGAGATTTAATGAGAGTCATGCAGTCTGAAGTTAATGATGTCTCAGAGTTACCTTTACAATGCAAAGATGGTTATATAGTTAAAGTTTCTAATGCCAGTGGTTCTGAGCAAGATGACTACTACATGAAATTCATTGGTGAAGGTGGTTTAGATGGTCCTGGTGCTTGGAAAGAGTGTGCAGCTCCTGGCATAGTCTTGGGTCTAGATGCTACTACTATGCCTCATATCCTACAACGTCAAGCAGACGGTGATTTCTTAGTGAAAAAGAATACATGGTCAGATCGTGAAATAGGTGACGATGAAACTAATCCAGTACCTTCTTTTGTAACTAATAAGATAAACAAAGTATTATTTTTTAGAAATAGATTAGCATTTTTATCAGGTCCAAATGTTACGTTATCTAGACCTGGGGAATTGAGTGTACCAGCTTTCTTTGCTAAGACAGCTCTAGCTGTTAGTGCTGTAGATCCTATAGATATATCTTGTAGTTCTACATTTCCATCTGATTTATTTGATGGTATTGAAGTAGCTGCTGGTCTAGCTGTATTTAGCACTAATCAACAGTTCTTGTTATCTTCTGATGCGGAGATAATGAATCCAGATACAGCTAAACTAAGGAGTATATCTACATATAATTATAACAAAGATGTACCTCCTATATCTTTAGGTACTACTGTAGGTTATATAGATAACTCAGGTAAGTATAGCCGTTTTAATGAAATGGCTAATGTTCAAAGAGAGCAAGAACCTGTAGTAGCAGAAATGAGTAAGCTTGTTTCTACTTTATTACCTAAGAATATAGACCTCTTAACAAATTCCAGAGAAAATTCTATAGTACTATTTGGAAAAACAAATACTGATATAGTATATGCTTATAAATATTTGACCTTTGGAGAAAAGAGAGAACAACAAGCATGGTTTAAATGGAAGTTCAATAATCCAATTAAATATCACTTTATTGTAGATGATGAGTACTACCTGTTAGATACAGATAATTTCTTACAGAAACTGAACCTAATGCAACAGGAAACTGATCCTAGTATTGATGAGACTGTAGGATCTGATACATCTAATTATCTCATACATTTAGATAATTGGACTACTGTAGGTAATGGGTCTTATAGTGCTACTACAAAACTAACAACATTTGCTAACCAATCAGATTGGATAGATCAAGTAACTACACCTAATGGTGCTCTTGTATTAGTTGATATAGATACTAACGCTGTGAGAGTGGGTAGGTATGCTCAATGTACTGTTACTAATACAGACGACTTTACAGTACCAGGAGATTGGTCTACAGGTACATTCTATATAGGATATCTATATGATTATTCTGTACATTTTCCTAGATTCTATATGACTCAAGCTAGAGGAGAATCAGCAAAAGCTGATGTTAATTCATCTCTTGTTATACATAGAGTTAAATTAAACTTTGGTAAATCAGGTTTATATACAACTACTTTACAAAGAACAGGTAAAGCTGACTATAGTGAAACATATGAATCTACTTTTGCTAATAGTTATAATGTATCTGATGCTCCATATGTACCAGAAAATATACAGACAGTGCCAGTATATGAAGCTAATAATAATGTAGAACTATTATTGAAATCATCACACCCAGCTCCTGCAACACTACAAGCCTTGTCGTGGGAAGGAGATTATTCACCTAGAAATTATAGACGTGTCTAAATACATTCACCCAATTACATTGGAGGCTGCTGTAGAGGTAGCCTCTAATCTACGTCCAGAAGACCACAGAGAGGTCGAAGAGGGTCACGGGTACGATCCTATAGAATATGCTAAATTCATCGCTCAGGAAGGCTCCGCTGTGTATTTCACAGTGCCTAACGGCAAGACTGCTGGTATGGCAGGAGTCAATACTGAGGGAGCTATATGGATGATATGCACACCTGCTATAAAAGAATACCCACATACGTTTGCAAGAGAATCCAAAAGGTTTGTAGAGAGTAGAAAAGAACCTTTACTTTGGAATGTTGCAGATCGACGAAATACAGTTCACCTGAAACTACTCAAATTTTTAGGGTTTAAATTCTTGAGGGAACTCAAGTATGGTCCTAACAACTTATCCTTTATCGAGTTTTGCCGTGTGTGCAGATCCTAATGCGGGTGCTAGACAGGCCGCTAAAGCTAGACACCAAGAAAAGGTGTACAATTATAAAGCCAATACAGCTAAGTACTTTAATAGAGAATTAGATTATTCAGCTAAAAAGAAATTTATTCAAGGTGTTGGTGAATCTAGACAGCTAAGTGATATACGACAAGCTGTCATGCAGAGAAGGGGTGCTGGTTTATCTGCTAAAGAAAAAGCTAATAAAGCTTATGCATCTTCTCAATATGTTAACGAAGGTGGTGGTGCTAGATCAGCTGGTAGAAATCAATATTTAGCATTACTAGATGCAGAGAGAAAGATTGATTCAGGTATAGCGAAACTAGCTGGAAGAGGTCAATCTATATTATTAGAAAAACAAAGAAGAACTAGACAATCTTTACTCGCTAAAAACACTAAAGAACTAGGAATGGTACCTACATTTGGTGCTCCTGTTATGATGCCTGGTAGAGATACTGGTGCTATGGCTATGGGTGCTTTAAGTACTGGTTTGTCTATAGCTAGCCTATTTATGGGTAGTGATATCAGGATGAAAGAAGACATAGAACAAGTAGGTGTATCTCCTAATGGACATAAGATATATGAGTTTAACTACATTGGTAGTCCAACTAGATATCGTGGAGCTATGGCTCAAGAAGTAGTTAAGATAGATCCTATGGCTGTAGGTATTAGAAAAGATGGATACCTTGGAGTTTACTATGGTAAAATTGATGTTGACATGGAGGTGGTCTCATGACAAGTTCTAGCTTTGACAAGATGTTGAGTCAGTATCAAGGTAATTTACCTGATATAAGTGATACTAACTACACATCAGAATTAGACTATACTTTAACTGAAGAAGTAAATAAAGAAATAGATAATCTGAAAACTGACTTTGCAGCACGTACTAATGAAGCCGTTACTATGGCTGAACGTGCTGCTAAGAGTAGAGAGAATCAGCTGAAAGATTTAGTAGGTTTAGTTGAGTCTGGTAAGAAATTATATGATTACTGGGAAAAAAAAGACCAAGCTTCAGCTCTATATGATTCTATACATAAGAGTGAATTAGAATTAGGTAAGATAAAAACTGAGAAAGAGATCGCAGAAGGAGGCTTAAAGGTATCAAACCGGTTATTTTTTGAAACTCTTTGGAGTAATTATTCCGAGGAAGATCGGATTGATATGAAAAAGGAGTTAATTGAACGAGGTTATATAGATGATAAGAATAATCTAACTAAAGAAGGTCAAGTATGGGTCAAGAAAGAATATCAAAAATGGGAGAGTGAAGGTGGTAAAGAAGGTATTATAAGTGAAGAACAGAAATTAGAAAATCAAAAACTAGTCAACCAATATTATAAAGAGCAGTTTGAAGAACGAGATAATCAACTTGATATACAAGAAAGACTAAATCTTATCAAAGCTAATCAAGCTACTATTGATGAATTAACTGCTAGAGAATTGGAATGGAGATCAATTGAAGAATTTGATGCTATATTTCCATCTCTTTTAGCAGTGAAAAAACAACTTCCTGGTATGGATAAACCATTAAGTTACATGGATGCTACCAGTGAAGATGCTTCAGCAGAAGATGCTGCTTTTGCTGCAGTCTTGTTACGTGATGCTTTGGCTGATTATACAGCTTTTAATTCAGACTATATAGAAAAGATTGGAGAAAAAAGATGGAGAGAAAAGGTATTCCCTTCATTATATGAGAAGGCTCAGATTACTCATAAGAAATCCATGAATATAGCTTTAGAGAATGCTAGAGATACTAATGATAGAAATAATGCCAAAGCATTTGCTGCTACATTCAGACGTGAAGGACTTTCTGCTATAGTTGGGAGTTCAGGATCAGTTAGTACATATGAGCAGATGATAGATGGTACCAGGAATAATGGTATTGGATTTGATAAATCTTTGAAGCTAATTGATCGTGCTGTAAAAGAAGGTTTTATAAGTGGTAGAGAAATATTAGATTCTATTGATACCCCATTTCGGGCTAGAGATGGAAGCATGACTACTCTAGAAGAACTTAAACCTGTGTTCTATGAACAAGCCAGGACTATAGCTAATAATGATATTAAAGCAGATCTGCTACGAGATAAAGCTGAAATGACTAGTGATATTATACAGCAAACTGATAATATAAGAATGCAAGCAAAAGACCAGAAATGGTCTACTGATCAAACAAAAGCAGAAGCAACTAAAGTATGGACAGAATTAGCTAAGAAACATAACATATCTCCTGCTAATCCTGCTTTTGCTGACTTAATATCTCTTGCTAATTATGGTCAAACAATGGCAGAAAGATCAGGCAATGCTTTATTAATACTTCAAGGTCAAGAAGCTAGAGGTGAATTATTATCTTCTGACTTAATTGCTAAATTACCTCAAGAACTACAAAAAATTTGGACTGAAAAAGCTAAAGTATTAGGTACAGAAGGTTTAACTACTCAAGAACTACAAGATGCTGATACAGAATTTGTAGAGATAATAAAAGATTATCAACAGCATGGTACAATAGATCAGAGATTAGGTCCACAGATGAGATTAGCTAGAACAAGAATGCTTAATTTTTTTAATGCAACTTATCAACAATTAATGAGATCTGATAATAGAGAAGATACATTAGCTGCTAAAGAAGATAATAAGAAAAAAGCAATGAAGATAGTCATAGATAAATTCAATACTATTTCAGCTAAAGATCCAGAAAAACGGGATAAAGACATATTTGGACAACCAAAGACGCTAAACTATGAACATCAAGTTAAAAATGAAAAACTGTTAGTAAAGTATCTAGGTGTTACTGAGAAACCAGCAGATGTTGCAGTATATTGGAATTCTTTAGAAGAGGAAGCTATTATAAATAGTTTAGCTGCTGAAGAAAAAGGTGAACCTATCTCTGGTTGGTGGGTAGATAAAGCTAGGTACTTCCCTAATATGACTGGTAGAGAACTCTTTAAAAGGAGAGCTGAAGCTACAGCAGACTTAAGAGAAGGAGAAGTAGGAGACATTAAAATTGAAGATAAGTACGGGCATAGACTTGTAGCTGTTAAACAAAATTCTGCTAAAACTGGACAGCATTTTATAGATCCAAAAAATACAGAAAATATGCTAACTGAACTACAAGTTAAGGATGCAGATTATAATAGTTCATTTAGAGTACCTGAAAGAGTTCCAGAATTTGATCCATCACAAATGACTATTAATGATTTATTACAATTCCGTGTAGATAATTATGAGACTTGGAATGATGATATAGGGTTAGGTATCTACGATATACAAGCAAAAGAACTTGTAGAGATATTAAAAATACCAGGAGTTGTAGAACGTCTAGGTGGACTTGATGCTGTATTTGATGAGAAAATGCAGAAAGAGTTAATGAAGATTAAACTACTAATTAAAGCTAATCAATCTGGTAGTATGAAGAGTTTCAATAATAGTTATAGAAAAATTAATCACATTAATGACGATGAACAAGTTGCTTATAATGGAATAGTAGCAGGAGTATATAATGAAGAACTTGCTAATGATCCCTTCCGACAATTTAATACATTAACTAGTGAAGTTGCTAAGGTAGCTTTAGAAGACGTTATGGCTTATGCTTAATTATTACTAAGGTAAATATGGAAAATGAAGAAAAAGGTATGGTAGATAAAAATCTACTAGAGCAAGCTTCTCATGTACTTGGAGGTATTCAAACAGGAATTGAAAATGCCGCTGAACTGCAAGAAGAAGCTACTCTAGAAGATGCTACTATACAAGCTGAACAAGATGATCCTAGAAACAGAAAACAGTGGGGTCTTCCTGGTGTAGCTGAAGAATTAAAATCAGCTGTATTAGGTGGTGTTCAGGATACTGCTTCATCTATACAGACTTTCCCTGAACGTGCTATTGATACACTAACAGGTGAAGTAAGCAGAGAAAAAGAAGAAAAAGGCTATTACCAACCAGAGTGGACACCCTTTGTTAATGAAGAAGACCCTATCATCACTAAAACATGGTGGGGTCAAATGTTAAGAGGTGTAGTACACTTCGGTACTATGGCAGCTGGAGTAACAGCAGTTACTAGTGCAGCTGGTTTATCAGCTCCTGCATGGTTAACTGGTATGGCAGGTTGGGGTGTTATCAGAGCAGCTGGTATAGGTGCTATATCTGATACTATATCTCATACAACAGACGGTGAGAACGCATTAGGAATGATGCGAGATCGTTTCGGTTGGATGGATACACCACTCAGTACTAGAGATACAGACCATCCTCTAATGATGAAATTTAAAAACATCGTAGAAGGTATGGGTATTGGTATACTCTTCGATAGTGCTGCAATGGCACTTGGTAAAGGTAGTTCCTTTGCTAGAGCACAGGTAGCTGAAAGAGGTGCTAGTGTAGAATTACAAACAATAAGAAAAGGTATCCAAGAACTTAGGAAGAATGAGTTCGGATTTAGAGCTAGTAAAAACTCACCCGTAGCTGGTAGACATCAGGGTAATCATTTATCCCAAGATAAAGATCCTTTCGTTGTTTGGGAACGTAACAAGAGAATAAGAACTGAATGGGGTGCAGAAGAAGGATCTGCTGGTAATATAACGACTCCTGTTCAAAGAGAAAGAATTGCTAGAGAATCTGGATTAACTGAAGAGTTAGTTGTTGATACTCTATCTAAATTATATAGTGCAGAGAAATTCCAGAATGTACTTAAAGCTGTAGATGGTAATAAGAAACGTCTATTAGAAGTATTTGGTGATGCTATCGCAGCTCATCAACGTATTACTTTAGGACGTAATGCTGCTGAAATGACAGCTGAAGAATACTTAGCAGAGATACTAGAAACTTCAATTAAGTTTGATGTTACTGACATAACTGGTAAGAAGATAGATGAGATTACTACTATCACAGCTCAGAATGTTGTCGTTAGTGATCTAATTGTATCTACACTATTACAGCAGTTAAGAGATATGGGAATTGCTGGTAGAGAGATTGGTAATTGGGACAACCTATTAGATATAGATGCACCAGCTGATCAAATCTTAGATACTATGCTAACAGCTATCGCTGAATCTAAGAGAGCTAAGTATACATTATCTCAAGAGTTCCGTAACTTAGGAGCTAAGAGACCTGCTGCTATACAA